GTAGCAGCAGGTAAATTAGCTGTGCATAGTGCTTTAAACCCTGTAGGTGGAGTGTAAGCGAATGAGCGTTGACCGAAGTTAGCTGATGCAGTAGTGGAACTTGCACCGCTACCATGCAATACTGCAAAGTAATAATCTAGTCCTGCTGTAAGGCTATATCCAGCAGTAGTTGGATTACCTGTACCTTGCCAAGTATTGTTTTTAGCAAACCATATCTTAGCTGGTGAAACTGTTGTGTCAACAGCAATACCAATTACATCGCCATTGGTGTAACTAGAAAAACCAGCAGTTTGAGCTGCTCCTTCAATCTTATATTCGCCATTAGCAAAATAAGTTGCTCCTGCTGCTGTGTTATATCCTTCTAATGGATAAGCAGTAGCTTGCTTTACACCAACGCCACCATTGCCGTTTGCATCTTGGATGGTTGTTTCAAAGTAATATTTACCACTTGTAAGAAGTATGCTTCCTACGTTGGTTCTAACTGCACCATTTCTAGTCAAATTAGCATTAATTAAATTTGTGGTATTGGCAGTAGTTGGATTAAATACGCAATAGTTAGATGCTGGCTGTGTATTTGCTACACCACCGTTACCGCTAGGCACATCAACCATCCAGCAATCACTTACACCAGCACTGCGAGTAAAGTTGTTTAGTGTCCAGTTGTTACCGTTACCACTTGAATCAGCACCTAGCGTTGTTGTGCTTGTGCCGTTAGTAAACTTCAAGAAAAAGCCGTTAGTGCCGTATGAGCCAGAATAAGACTTAGCTATCCATTGTCCAGTAGTAGCGTCTGTTTGACCAAATGATGATGGAGTAAGGGCTTGGTTGTCAATAAAGTTATATTCAGCTAAATACCCATCAAAAGTTCCAGTAGAAGGTCTGCCAATGTTTTGTGCAGTTGTATTGTTTAACTGAAAGTTATAATTTAATGACGGATAAGTTGCAGTTGATAATGCCGTTACTTGTGAACCATTAACATAAATCTTTACACGATTTGATGCTGTTGCTTGTGTTGTATCAACAGAAATAACTAAATGATACCAAGCAGAAGGGTCACGATAAACTGGTGTCGTAATTAATTCACATGAAGCGACACTAGCATCAACAGATGTTATTGTAATGCCATTGCTAGCAGTCCAAGATATTTGTGAGAAGTTGCCACCGCCAGAATTAACAAAATACATTTCTTGACCAGCAGATAAAGTTCCGCGCTTTGCCCAAAAGCTAAATGTAAACTTTTGTCTATTGCCAGCACTTGCAGGAGTTCTTGCTAAATACTGACTACTTGCACTTTGAAAGCGCAAAGAATTAGAGATTGGATAACCGCTTGCTCCAGCTCCAGTTTTAGATGCGCTAAACATTAGAAATTCTGCCCAAAAATAGCGCCATAAGTATTAGTTCCGTCTTGGTAGAAATTGAAAATATCAATTTTACCAGTAGCACTTGTTGGCGTTGGCGTTGTACCAGCAGCCCATTTCAATGTAGAGCCACCAGCCCATGTCAATGTATCAGCAGCAGCGTATGACACTAAAATAGTGAAGCTCTTGCCTGATACGCTTGATGGAAGCGTAATTGTTGTTGCACCGCTTGTTGTAATCTTTTGTACTGTGCCGTTAGTTAAGGCTACAGTTGTATTGCCAGTCGCAGTGTATAAAGTCTCTGTGTAATTAGTTGCTGTCATGTTGACTAGCGTTAAGTTACCTAGAGAAGTTGTTGTGTTACCGAGATAAACAGTGGTGTTCCCTAGTGTAATCCCAGTAGCAAAGTTAGCGTCCAGCTGTGACAGCGGAATAGTCGATGTTGCCGATGCAAAGGTATATGGAACAGCCATGTTAGAACCTCACTCTCAATTCATGTTCAAATTCAAATCCGTTAATAACATAATTTGTACTTGTTGATGTTACTGTTAAGCCCAAGTATTTACCCCATTGTTGAGCATCTGTTTTGTACAAAGTATAACCTAAACCACCAGCCCAACCAATTGTTATTCCAGAGTTATTACTCCAAGCAATAGTCGTTCCAGCAATATTAATCCAAGAAATAGTATTACTCAAAGTATAAATTGGACTTTGATTGGTTTCTGAATCTACTGTGACATCTAAAACTGAACCTCCGTCACTTAAAGTAGCTTCAATAGCAAATTTAAGCGCTTGTTTTGTGCGGATAGGGTCTCCCATCGGCATAAGCGCTGTTTGAACCATTGTGTTAATGCTTGCGTTTGGATTGTCGTAAAACTGCACAAGGTTTGTGCCATTAGAACCATAAAGCTTAATTTTTCCATCCACAGGGATTGATACAATTGTTTTAATATCGTTCCCTTGGCTGGTGAAGAACCATTTTTTCTCAAAGAAAATGGCTTGGATATAGCGATAAGTACCATTATCGTCATATCTAAAATTAAACGCGGCGCAAAGAATATTATTGATTAAAACCTGGCCAGCAGTAATAGCAGTAGTATCAAAATCAATATTTTCAAATACTCCATCTAATGGGTCTGATAATTTGCTGGTGGTAGAACCAACAAGCGCATACACCCCAAAGTCATTCATAAATAAAACTGAACGGAAATAAGGGAAAATCGCATAATCTAGCTTAGAACCGACAGAAGCCGAGATATTGGTATTAGTAAACAGCGTTGTGCCAGTGTTTGTTACGCGAACGTCTGAGAATACGTTGATGCTATCTTCACCAAAAATATACAGGAAGTTGTTTGCAGATAGAATCTGAACAATGTTTCCACGCAATGTGCTATCAGTTAAAACAATTGTGCCAGCTGAAACTGTTACAAAGTCGGTAGCTGAGCCAGCTGCGCTGTAAGAAATGTTACGTCCATTTGCAATCCATACACGGCCTGAGAATGATGCAATCCCAGTATTAGGCTGGTCATTCACAATGCCTTTAACAGCAGCGTTTGAACCGCCACCGCCAGTAATCGTAATGGTTAAATTGGCTACGTTTGTATATCCACTGCCAGGATTAGTAATCACTACCCCAGTAATTTGCCCACCAGAGAGAACAGCAGTCGCAGCAGCATTTGTGCCGCCCCCACCACTAATAGTGACAACAGTATTAGCGGCGTTAGTATAACCAGTGCCGCCATTTGTAACCAAGGCCGAAACCGTACCCGTACGGAAGTCCACAATACCTGCAATCGCTGTAGCACCAGAGCCACCTCCACCAGAAAATGAAATAGTCGGAGCGACTGTATAGCCAGAGCCAGCTTCCGTCAAAGAAATGCTTGTGACTACGTTTGCAGTGATTGAGCACGTTGCAGTAGCCTGAACGCCATTAGCATCATTTGGAGCGCTTATAGTGATAGTTGGCGCTGAAGTGTACCCAGAGCCTCCAGCAGTGATAAAAATCGCGCCTACAGAGCCTACAGACACTAAGCTAGTGCCATCCCATGTAAAGTAGCCTTTAACTTCATCAAGAATTAAAGCTTGCGTGTTTTTCCATTGGCTAACATTAATGCCGCTTGTAGAAAAGAATCCAGGCGCAGCAATTGTGCCTTTAGTCTCAGTAACCACATCTACATACTCACAGCTACCATCAGCCTGAAAAGCAATTAAATAGTCGTTGTTATTAATATTGACTGCAAAAATTGCAAAAGCATCATCCGCAAAGGTAACGCCAGTATTTCTTGGAGCTTTAATAGATTTAAGGTTGCCGTAGCCGATTGGCATTAGATTTTCTAGCCAAGCAAACTCATTTTCATTAATGGCAGTACGGTTGGCTTTTGTATTAACGCCTTGAAACTGCTTAATTACTTGATAGGACTTTTTTTGCTCTATCGCGGCCATGTTTAATACCCATTGCCGTAAGCACTAGGAAGTCTTCGAGTGAATGTCGTTGACAACACTTGTTGGACAGCTTTGATATATTCCTGTTTAAAAATCTCAGCTTCACCGTAGCTTTGCTCTTTGTATTTAGCAATGTAAGCAGCGTAGAATTTGACGCAAGAAGAGTATGGCTCTTTAATCTCATCGACTTCAAGAGAAGTGACTAATGGAGTTGGTTGAACCACTGTGTCGAGCTCCATTGGATAAACTTGGTCTGGCACTGGAGCGATATAAATTTGGCCTTGTCCATAAACAGAGAACACGACAGGGCGGCCAATGTAGTTTTGCCAAAAACGCACATCAGCATTAAATTGTGACCAAGGCATATAGCGTAATGGAATACGGCTATTCCCCCAGTAAATGTTGATATTCAAAATATCTAAAGTGTACAAACTATCTGGCAAAGCAGCATAGTTGATAATCTCAACAGGGCCAGCATAAGTTAAGCCAACGCCACCGACAAAAAACTCAGTAGTTGGAGGGTATGCTAAACCAGTAGTTGGATATGGGATACCAGAATCATCACTTGTGCCAGCTGTGCTTACACGATAAATGTAAACATTGCTGAAAACATAGTCATCTTGATTGTAGTAAGTATTCGCTGCAAAAGGAGTTGGATTTCTACCGCCAGCAACAGGAGTTGTTGGGGTTTGTGTGACTTGAAGCTTACGCAAGCAGCCAGTATCTTGGACTGTGTGCTGACGGCCCTCGTTAATA